CAAGTAAAAATGGTGTTGCTTGTATGGGTGATTATAAAAAATATAATGGATTAAACATTGAAAAATTAAAAAATATTTGGAACGGAATGATAAGTAGATGTTATAATCCATCTAATGATAATTACACCTATTATGGTGGAAAAGGTGTCTATATTGAAAATAGATGGCTATGTTTTGAATATTTTCTATTTGATGTTACTAAAATAAAAAACTGGGAGAGTAAATTAAATAACTGGGATGAATACGAATTGGATAAAGATATTTATGGGGATGGTTTTAAATATAGTTTAGAGTCTTGCTGCTGGGTATCTAAATCAGATAATTTAAAAAAATCTAAAGAAAATTTTGAGTACCAAGTTACTAATGGTATTGATACTTATGAGTTTGTTAATCACGTTGATTTTATGAATAATTTCAATATTAATAATCAAGGTAATTTTGCATCAATGTTAAGAGGTGAGAGACCAAGTTGCGAGGGATGGTTTTTAATTAAAAAAGAAAAAATTAGTGACGGTGTTGATCAAATTAAAGAGTTGATAAGTACGTTGAGAACGAATCCAGATTCTAGGAGAATGTTAGTAACAGCATGGAATCCATCTCAACTGCATGATTTATGTCTACCTGCATGTCATTATGGATTTCAAGTTTATACGAGAGAGTTGACTTTGGAAGAAAGATTATTATTGGCAGATAAAATCAATAAAGAAATTAGACAAGACTTATATACATACTCTTTTAATAACCCAATTTATACTGGCAGCATAGACCAAAGACCTGATGATGTAGAAAGACATGATTTATTAAGTGACTTAAACATACCAACCAGAGCAATATCTTTAATGTGGAATCAAAGAAGTGTAGATACATTCTTAGGTTTACCATTCAACATTGCATCTTATGGATTGTTATTGGAAATCATTGCTAAATCAGTTAATATGGTACCAGATGAGTTGATTGGTAATTTAGGCGATGTGCACTTATATAGTAACCATATTGAACAGGCTAAGGAACAGATTGGTAGAGATTATACATTAGAGGAACGACTTAATATGGTTTCTGAGGAAATACAAAAAGAATTTAGTAGTGGTATAGTTAATTTACCTAATTTTCCAAACACTCCAGTTTGGAGTGATGATGGTAAAATGTCCTGTTTAGATGATTTTGGAGTACCTCGTAGAACAAGAGAACCATATCCATTACCAACATTAAACATTTTTGAACCAGCAATTGGTAAAAAAATATCTATACTTGATAATTTACATATATGGTCACCTAATTGTTTTATTATAGAAAACTATCAATCACACCCATCAATTAAAGCACCACTATCAAATTAAATTATGAAAACAGAAGAACAGATTAAAAAAAAGTATAAGGAGATGTTAGAACATACAAAACTCTTAACAGATAAATACCAGAACCCAAACAATCACGATGATGTCAATGTCAACAATATTCAAGAACATATACGAAATGCAAATGAACAATTTAGCATGAACTCGTTAATCGAATGGGTTTTAGATATTAAAAAATAAAAAAAAATTAAAAAACAAATTATGGAAATTTACAAATCAGATTATTACAACCCAGAAACATTTGAAAAAACAGAAATTGAAACTAAAATACCTAATTATTTGGTGACACATATTAAAGAATCGCTAGACAAATTAGAAGAACATTTTGTCACGCCTATTTTAATCAATCCCGAAGACACATCTGTTGTTTTTGGTGTTATGAATAATGAAAATAAATTAAAATATAGAATAGTAATTACACCAACATTATAAAATTAAATCATTATGAGATTAGACCACATAGCATACAGAGTTAAAGATAGATTTAAAACTGCACATTTTTTTATAAAAGCATTTGGTTATAGAATTGGTGAGGATTTACCTGATGGATTTGATATTCAATTTGAAGATGGTAGTTATGCTAAATGTTTAGTATTACTCCCACCAGAACAAATTAATAATAGTCCTTGGTTAACAGAAACATACTTTGGAGGAGAATTTATAAATTATCATATGGCACCTGAAATTTTCATTTCAGATGGTTCTCAAGGATCTATTGTTGAGAAATGGGTAGAGGAAAGAGGTGGCGTGGGAGGTATTCACCATTTGGCATATCAAGTAGATTCGGTTGAAGATAAAATGAATGAACTTAGAGAGTTGGGTTATGTTGAATTTACAACAGATGAGCCCTTAAGATGTCCTGGTCTGGTTCAAGTATTTACTAAGCCTTCAGAATTAACAGGAATAATATATGAGTTTATAACAAGAGAAAAAGAAGGATTTTGTGGGGAAAATGTTAAAAATTTAATGAATTCTACAAAAGATATAAAGTAAAAAATTAAATCATTATATGGAAAATACAAAATTTAAAGTTGGTGATAAAGCTGTTAAGATCAAAGGATATAAATTCCCTTGTACAATCGTATCAGTTTTTAAGACAATCGAAGGAAAAATAAGAGTGGTGGGAGAAATGGACGAGTTCGGACTATTACACATTTTTAATGAAGACCAATTGGAGCACCCATAAAATGTTAAATAAAATTTCAATTTTACTGTTTTTATTCTTCATGGCTTCGTGTTCAAAAGACGAACTCATACCCAATAAGATTGTTAGTAAAATTAACCCAACAAAACTAGATTCAACAATTAAATCAAAACCAAAAAAGAAAAAATTTAAATTATTTAAAATAAAAAATGAGAAAACCATCAAAATATAATAAAATAATAAAAGAATGGGAAAATGCCACACCTTATGAGATTTGGGAAGGTTTTCGTGATAATTTTATTTTTGCATTTATTGGCGCAACGATCGTTGTATTTATTGCGACCGCTCTTGATTTAGCTGTATTTATGGGTTATTTAACTTATTATTTTTTTATGGGTAGGATATTAAATAGACCAAAATATGTTACCGATTTGGGTAAATTAATAGTATTCCCAATACCATCAACATTAGGTGCCTTTACTGGTTATAAATTATCTTCTTACTTAATTAAATTATTATCATAAAAATTATGGAATTATTAAATACACACCCAATTAAAAAATCAGATCTTGGCTTCCACGGAAACCTTTTTGGTGGTAAATTATTAGCTTGGATTGATGCGGCTGCAGCTGGTTACTCAATGCAATTATGTGATACACCTAAGATGGTAACATTATCTATCGATAAATGTTTTTTTGAAAAACCAGCCAAAGAAGGTCAATTATTAAAAATATATGGACATCCCGCTAATCTGGGTAATACATCAATAACTTTATATATGGAAGCTAGAGCACATAATGTTTATACTGGTAAACAAATTGTGGTTTTAAGAACTAACATAAAATTTGTTAGAATTGATGAAGAAGGCAATTCAATACCTATTGGTGATAAGAGTAGGGCGAGAGTCAATAAAATTTTGGGATTAGCGGTTAATGATAAATAATATTAGGAATAATTACCAAAAACTTAATATTTATAATAAATTATAATAATGGATCAAATTTTAAATAGTTTTAAATTACAAGAAACACTTAACCCAGAAATATGGGATAATGTGGATTCAGACGATTTAACACAAATAAAATTAAAAAAAGATATCAGAACTGGCTTACTAAATATTGCTAAAGATTTTGTTGATTCTTTTAAAATAGAAGAATTAGAAATTGAAGATGTTTACTTTGTTGGTAGTTTAACCAATTATAATTGGTCAAATTTTTCTGACATAGATTTACATGTTGTTTTAGATAAAACCAAAATCGGTGTTGATATTGATGTTGTAACCGAATTATTTGACGCAAAAAAAGAAGTGTATAACAATAATCACGATATTAAAATTAAGGGTTATGATGTTGAGTTATATGCTCAAGATGTTAATGAAAAGTTAGATTCAAAAGGTATATATAGTGTTTTGTTTAGTAAATGGGTTGATTCACCAAGTAAAGAAGAATTTACTTTAGATAAAAAAACAATATTAAATAAAGTTAAGGAGTTTAATAAAACAATTAATAATTTAATTAATATGGATGATTCTGAAGAAAAAATTCAAAAAATTAAATTATTTAAAGATAAATTGAGAAAGTATAGAAAAAGTGGATTACATGATGGTGAAATGAGTAATGAAAATCTGGTTTTCAAATATTTAAGACGCTCTGGAATTATCCAAAAATTAAATAATATTAAAACAAAAACATATGATACATTATTATCTGTTGAAAATGTTGAACTTTAATAAAATAATAGATATTTATAATAAGAAATAATTAACTTAAAAATAGAAATATGAGACCAATCGGTTCAGAAAAGATAGAAAACTCAGATGAAAAACTAAATAGAATTTTAGAAATAGCTGGTATTAAAAAAGAATCAATTAACGAATCAAAACCATTAATTGGTAAATTAAGTAATATTTTACATGAGGCTGTTGCTGCTAATGGTGAAGAATACGCTATTGTGCAAGAACAAAACCATGTTTACCTTAAAACAAAAAAAGGTGATGAATATGATTATATAACAGGTGTTCAAAATATACATGAACATTCATATAAATCATATTCTGATGCCATGAAACATCTTAATTTAATTTTTAAACAAATAAATGAGAATGTTGGGCAGGATGAAAATATTGACATCTTTAAAAAAAAAATTTAAATGAGAAGTATGTCTTAAAAATTAAGACACCTAAATCACAACAAACAGAACCACAAGATTTCACAACAAATCAACCAAATATTGACACTTCCTTAGATCAGGGCACTTCTGATTTAGAGGCTGATTTATTAGGTGGTAATACACAACCACCAGTTGATAACACTGAGGCGCCAATAGATGGCACTGAAACACCGATAGATGGTACTGAGGTGCCAATAGATGACACAGAAGCACCACTTGATGGTACTGAAGCACCTATAGATGGTGATGATAATTCATCAGAAAGTGAAGATCCTTTAAAAGAAATACAAAAATTAACTGGTAAATTATCTCAAAAAATGCGTGAGGTTGAGGAAACTTTAACGGATAAAGATATTAAATATACATTAAATTCAATTATATCGGCAACGGATATCACTAAATTAAGTGATGCTGATAAGACTGATATTATTAAAAAAATTGAATCAAAAGATAATGACCAATCAACAGAGCAACCAATTGCCGAAGATGATAATGTTGATTCCGATGATATTAGTTTTTATGATAATTTACTTAATGATAAATTAGTTATACATATTTTAAGTATGGCTGATTTAGAATTTGAAATTAGAAACTCACCTCAAGAAATAGCATTTGATTTTTGTGAGGCGGCGTATGTTTTTATTCGTGATTATGATGATTCTAGTGAATTTATTAATAAATTAAAAAAATTATTAAGTGATAACCAATTTAAAGCATCACCAAATTTAAACTCCAAAAACGATTTGGAATATTTTGGTGACATGATTTATGATGCTATGGTTAAACACGAAACACAACACGATGGTGAGGTTTTTGAGCAAGATAACACAATTGCTCGATTTACAGCTAGTGGTGGTCAGACCGTTGGTGAAAGTGAATTAAATGAACAATTATTAAGAATATTAAATAACGCAAGAAAAAATATAAAAAAATAATGAAGAAAAATATTTTAAACGAGGTTAATGTAATTAGACAACAAATGGGTCTAAAACAATTAAATGAAACAGAATTATTAGAAATCGAATTAAATGAGATTGATTTAAATCCAATCAATGAAGGTTGGTGGGAAAATGCCAAATACGCATTATCAAAATTAGGTAGATATAAAGCTGGTGGTAAGATATTTGGTAAATCACAAACAGATTCCAAAGCTTTAGCTCAAATAACAGCATTACTTGATAAAAAAGGTAATGAGATGATAAAAGCGCTCGACACATCAATTAAACAAAAAAATACAGAATTTCCAAACAATAAAAGTCAGGAAGATTTTTTAAATACTATTTTGGAAATTGCGACAGTTTATGATTCAATTGTAGCCGCAACAAAATTAAAAGCAAATGATAAAGGCTACTTACCAATTGATGCTGCAAATGCAATTATTGAAGATTTAAGAGCATATGCTCAGAAATACCTAGATGTTGATTTAACTGCGGCTTTTAGTGTATTTAATGAAGATGAAGTTATTAGTGATGATATTTTATCGGAGGTTGATATGGGTACAACAAAATCGAAAGTTGCTGATAAATTTGCTGGTACTAAAGATGCTATCAAGAAAGGTGAATTAACAGCGTATAACACTGAGAGAATGAAAACTTTAAAATCTTGGCGTTTACCAGCTGCTTTATTAGGTGCTGGTGCTTCTTTTGGTGCATTAAGTTGGTTAATCGAATACATATTCCCACCAGAAAAAATTACACAAATGACACCGCAAGAAATAAAACAAATTTCACAGGATGTTTTAGGTAATATTAAACCTGGTGAAGGTATGACACAAATACTTAATCGTACATTAGGTCTTAATTTATCACCAAGTTCAAATCCAAATGATGTTGTTAAAGCTTTAGCAAAATTAGGTGGTGGTGACGCTACTAAAGGTGTTGAGATAATAACACAAAAGGGTGGTATATTTATGGATCCTGTTGCGGCTAAAAAAACATTATTGTCAATAGTTGGTAATCCAACAGAACATGGTAGTACATTAAAACAAGTATTTAGTGGAACTTGGGCTGGTACAGGAAAAGCTGCTGGTGATACATTGGTTACTATTACAGGTGGTAATTTAACAGGTATGGTTACTAAAGCAATAACAACTTGGGTTGCTAAAACAACAGCCGTTAAAAGTGCAAAAGCTATTATCGCGGCACCAATATTAACAAAATTAGGTATTGCATTAGCTTCTGGTGCACTAGTTGTTGCTTTAGCGAGATATAAAGGTAGAAAATCATCTCGTGCACAAATTTTAAATGATTTAGTTCAATTTATTAGACCGATTGAGGGTGATGAAAATAATCCCGAAGTTATTGACGATAAAGGTTCTGGTAAAAATAATTCTAATAAAAATAATTCTGGTACCGATACTCAATTATATAATTATCTTAAAAAATATTTCCAAGATATCTTTAATTTTAGTGGTCAGGTTAATAAAGATACTTATGGCGCTGGTGGTAGTGGTAACGTGCCTAAACAATATGGTGGTTCAAGAACAATAACAAATAAAATAACAACACCTAATGATATCAATGATATTATTAAACTAATGGAAAATGAAATTAATTTATCAAAATTATTTTCAGAGATTGATGTTATTCTTGAAGCGGATAATAGTTTAATGCGTTCGATATCAACTAAAAGTGATAATGTTGATACAAGCAACAAAGGTATCGAAGATGTTGGGTTAAGTCAAAATCAATTAAAATTATTTAAAACACATGTTACTAGATTGACGCAATTAAGTAAAATGTTTAGTAAATTTAATTCGAATGATAAGAATTTAAATAAATTAATCGATCAAATTAAAACAAACCCCGCGGTTAATATTAATGTAGATGAATTATTATCCTCAGACCCTAAAAGTTTAAAAATATTTATTAGTGATTTTAATAAAGCGGTTTACTCAACACAATTTAAAAACGGTAATAATTTAATGGATCAATTAAAGAAAATTGGTATAAATAAATTAAATGAGGCTTCAGAAAGAACCCCAAGTAAATCACAAGCAAACGCGGTTTACAATAAAAGACGTGAGTTTCTTAAGAGTTTCCCTAATCTAATTAAAAGTTTTTATGCGGTATTTTCTTATTTAATCGATCAAGCTAAAAATGGTACATTGGGTGCCAACACCAATTCACAACAAAAGACTGTTGGTAATCAACAAAACACTAATACTAATAACACACAACAAAATACTAGTGTTGATAATGATCAACAAACAGCCAATCAAAATAATAATGATGATCTTTGGTTAGATGAAACAATTAATATACATAATAATTTAATTGATTTAATCTCTGAAAGTTTAATACAAGAGTTTGGTGATAATCAACCAGAAATGGAACAAGGTCGTGTTAATGCTATCCAAAATAGTGAAGGTGGTAGAATATTTACACAATTAGCGAATGTTATACCCGAATTGAGTACGAGAATTGCAAGTGGTTATAAAGAGGCTTATGGTCAACAAATTAATAGAGTTAAGTTAGCTGATTTTTTACAAACAGTTTTAGGTTCTTTAGCAAACGTACCACAACAACGTATGGTACAAATGATCAACAGAAGTGGTTTAGATGTTACAGCTTACAAAAGAATGCTTAGAGATATTAAAAAAATGGATGGTGCTGAAACAGAACAACCTGCAGATGCTAAAAATCTCCCACCATTTAATCCAAGTACTCCTGAAAAATTTATGCCAGATACCGTGGGTAATTATGACTTAACAAAGATTAATCAAACCGCTAGAGTCGCTTTATCACAAAAAGCAGCACAAATTATAAGTAGAAACAATGACTTCGACCAAAGCGCTGATAATATGATGATTGTATTAAAACAACTGATCGATGATATAAATAAGAATGGACAAAAAACAATACCAACCATTTAACCTATTGACTTTCCCATAATTTATTGTTATTTTTGTAATAAAGTATGGGAGAGACAGTTAAATCGGTTTTATGTAAAAAGAATGTTAATGATGATATAGCATCTAATATTTTAGACTCATATCAAAACAAATTACCATTGGTTGTTGCGGAATATTTTTGTTATGCTTTTTATCAAAATATAACTTGTAAACAAAGAATAAATCACGCTTTACTCATCAAATTTTTAGATTATAAAGACTCAACCAGATTTATTTTTAGTCGGTCGTATTCGGGTCAAATAACCCTAGATGGTATTGAAATATTAATACCAGAAGATCATGAAGATGATTTCATGGATAAATACAGTAATTACATATTTGGTAACTCACTAAATAATAATGTGACTTTTAATGATTCTGACGTTAATGATATATTTTTAAATGGAAATAAAACAAGTATATGTAAAATATATTTTGATTAAACCATTTTTGATACTGGTGTTGTCGACCATGTTTTACAAGCCCAGTATCTAGCTTTCCAACGAGGGCCTGGATTATCACAACGATGTCTAGCCCTAAAGTTTTTTCTACGTCTTGGGTTATCTCTTTTTATCTCCATATTCTTATCACCAAAGTTAACCTTTACAACATTACCCTTATCGTTCTTAACATGGACTTTATATTTTTTAACATCACCTCTCATAATTTTACCAAGTGATACTTTTCTACCTTTATATTCAGCCTCATTTAATTCTTCAGTCATTGAATAATATTCATATAAAGCTTCGTTAATTATATTTTCTAAATTAAATGGTGTGTCGCCTTCATTTAAATTTTCTTTTACAAATTCTAAATCATCTATAATACCATAACCAGTTTGCATATTACAAATTTCATCGATTAATGATGAAATGATTTCATTATTGATCATTTCTTTTTCTGTATACATTTCTGTTTGATTATCAACAGATTGTGTTGTTAATTCTAAAATTTTAAATTTTGTTGTTACCATAAATTATTATTAATTTAATATAAATAGTTAGAAAAGTTTATATATTAAAATATTTATTATTAAATTTGTACGATGAAATATATAGATAAGGATAAATATAAAATGGTTTACCCAGGTAAAAATGTCATGATATTAGTCGATATCAATAAATTTTTAAATCGATTTAAAAAAGATGATTCTGATTTTTATATCGATATGAATACCACAATACCATTTAGTATTGGTAGGATTGAAAAAGCCGTGGATTATATTCAAAAATACTCTGAAGATAATAGATGGATAAATCCAAAAACAAATGAAAGAATGGATTACGAGGTAATGTTTGAACCAACATTAGCAAGTATAAATGATGGAAAAATGGGGATTATTGATGGTAGACATCGTGTAGTTGCACAAAAAAAATTAGGGTACACCCATACGTATATAGAAGTACCCAAAGAACAAAAAGAATTATTTAATGATGTTATTTAAGAAAAGCAATCGCCTTTTCTTTTAAAGAACCGTTTGTGATATCATCAATATTATCACTATTGATAATAACGAATTTACCATTACCATCTTGCCACTCCTCAGAGTTAACAATATTTATATCATTATTACGCGATGCATTATAATTCATGTAATTAACTAACGCGTCAGCTAAATCATCGCTGTTAATAGAATCCTTCCAATCCTCAACTGGTGCCATGCTTCTACCATCCTCATCCTCAACACTCTCTTCAGGTACTTCGAGAAAATCGAATAACTCATCTTTAATATCAGACCATTTATTTGTACCCGACAATCCTTCCCATGCATCAATATCCGTGTAATACAATTGATTATTTTCTTTATTTCTAATTAAAAAAGAAGCGAAAGTGTTAGCAACCAATTCAAAATTACCATCACTAGTAATAGCTTTACTTGTTTTACCACCCCCTTGATTCCATGGCGCACTACTCGTGTCAGATCCAGGTGGATAATTATCAACAAACTCCGTTATTTTTTTGGATTCAATCGCCTCAAATATTTTTTGCATTTGATCTTCAGTTATCTTATATTTTGCCATTTTGTTTTTTTTATAAATAGTTGTTATTAATTTATTTTCCAGGTAAATCGTATATTATGTGTTGCTTCACTATAATATGTTATTATGTTATTATTCAATTGGTTATAATCTGTTGTATACATATTTTTTATTTTATAAAATAAAAATAATTAAAATATGATAAATGTAAATTAATATTGGAATTCAATTAAAAACCCACCAGCCTTTTCATTAATCTCAATACCAGTTAAATAAAAACCTTGATTATTAGACAATCTTTTTGATGTTAACATTACATTACTAACTGCTAAATCACCAATATTAATATTACCATATCCACCAACGGAAAATTCACCAGATAAGGTATTATCTTTAATTTTATCCCCCTCGATAGTAATTTCAAAACTTTCCTCAAAGGAATCGTCATCACCCGTCAAATCCAAAATACCCATTAATGAGATACCAATTGGTATTAATTCTATTGATTGAATACCTTCAGGCATATAATCAATTGATAAACCATATTTTGCAATTGCTTTATAAATATTTATATAAATATCAAATTCATTACCGCCCACTAAAATAACATTTTTGGTACCTGGTTTAATATAATCTTTAAACATCGAATTTAAACCCTCATAATATAAATTAATATTTGTGGTTTCCGCCGTAAACACATCCGCATTGCCATCGATCTCATTTATTGAATCCTCATCAATAACACTTTCATCACTTAATGTTTGTTGACCATGATTAGCCAGCTTTTTAGCTTCTGTGTAATTCATTATTGATTCTAATTGAGATTCGGATATCCTGTATATTTTTTTCATAATTAAAATATTTTAATTATAAATAGTTTAAAATATTATATAATTCTGATAAAATCACCAATATTAGTAGGGATTGGTAATAGTCTGGAAAAACCAAAAAAACCCGCTCTATTATTTTCTCTTAATGTGTTAGATAATAGTAAATTTTTGTCAGAATATCCAGAAACAATAAGTGGGGTACCAATACCGCATATGTAATAATCTTTTTTATTTGGTAACATACAAACAAAAATAGTTTTCCGATAAGTTAATTTATAAACTAAAGGAAATAAACCATATGTGAATGTACAGATATCTATTTCACCGCGTGATAATAGTTTATTAATCTGTGATTTCTTTACATTTAAAATATCATTTAAATCCACAATACTAATATCCAAGAATTGTTCAATAACCAAATCACCAGCAATTTGCATAAATAATTTACGATAATAATCAATTTCAGATTCATTTAGTTCCCTATTTTTTTTAACCTCATCTTGTTTTATTAATTGAATGATTTTTGTGGATAGTTGCTTTCTCTTAACATCATTTAATTGTACCTTTTTAAAGGTATTAATACAAGGTTCAAATGAATTTTTATAATTTATTTTACATTCCATGATACAAAAATAAAAAAAAATAAACGTAATTCCAAATTTTTTATTACTTTTGTAAAAAATTTAAATAGGTATGTACACAGATGAACAATCAAAGTTTATTAATTACAAGGGTGAAGATTCAATCATTCTATCGGCAACAGCTGGTTCGGGCAAGACACACAGTACTGTTGGTAGGTTAAATAAGATGGTTGAAGACGGTGTTGACCCTAGTAAAATAATCTTCTTTAGTTTTACCAATGACGCTGTTAATGAATTAAAATCTCGTATTAAACACGATGTTAAAATAACAACAATACACAGCTTTACCAGTAGTTTATTAGGTAAAATGGGATTATTTAAACCTATTGTTACTTTTTATGATTTTACAAATTGGTATAAAGATAAATATAAACCACATATAAAAGATCCGATGAAAATTAAAAAAGAGTATGCTGAAACTATTGATAAATTTTATGAAGAAAGTGGTGTAATTTCAGCATCATTTTCAGCTTATAAACTACAATCTACGGATGATGTTAAAT